TTAATTTGAAATACTTCTATGCGTGTATTGCTAAAAGCAATTATATATTGTTCATCGTCTGAAAATATAAATGGTTCTATTCTTACTGTCTGTCTTAGATCAGATGAATAAGCAGGAGCAGATGCAAAGTTATGCCAACGTTTAGTCCCCGGTCTTTTGGAAACTCCACCCTCACCACGTATAAAGAAGTTGCGAACTTTCTCTGCTGCATTCTTATAGACAGCCGTATCGGTTCTTGAGGTTAATGACGGACTTATCTCACCAAACTGAAAACTATTTTGAGGTACTCTTATCCTTGCCATTAACTCAACCTATTTGTTCTGAACCTCGTGGTTGTCAATCCTCTTGATGTTTGTTGCTGACTGTCAAGGTTTCTTGCTTTAGCCATTAACCTTTCTGCCTTTACTTCCATCATCTCCATAAGCTTATCATCTCTAGCTATTGATGTAGCAAATACAGATGCCAATGAATATTGAACAGCTAAGGAAAAGTAAGATGGGAAGTCTGTCTCAGGTGCTCTATAAGTATAGTCGGCTATTAACGTATCGTTTGTTGTAGAGTCTGAAAATATTTTATCGCCATATACTGTGTATATAATTTTATTATCGTTAATTGTAACTGCATGAAGCATAAGAAGATTGCTTGGGAGTTGATGTGCTATATCAAACCTACCAGTTGGGGTATCTGTTAGTTGATTCAAAACAGCTTGCTCTGTTGCAAACCTCCATCTTGCTACACACAAAGATGACCTAACGACATCTTCATACATGTTAGACGCAACCAATGCTTCAGTTGAACTGCTTTCAAAAGAAGTAATTGGCTCTGCACCGATGAGCACTAAGGCTCTCGATGCAATGTCCAACGCTGAATCAGATGCCGTTGATGCCATTTATTTTAGTCACTATCTGTTACTGTTATTGCAGTACCATCTGCAATATCAACAACCGAACCAGTGTTTGATAACACAACTGACAATGCGATTGTTGGTGCGTCGCTATCATATACGATAACTAAATCACCGACATTCATCATGCCTGCTGCATCATTAAAATATCCAGATGCACGCACTGCTGATAATGCATCAGTGCTTGAGTAGTACCACATATTGTAGCCACCACCACCTGCCATGCGTGTCAATCCATTAGAAGAATAAGCCATGATAAATCTCCCTATCCGTTGTTATCAAGAAGTTCATAAATACCATTGTCATCTATGACACTAGCACCCATGGACATCATTGAAGTTGCAAGGTGAGAAACTTTCTCTGGTACGTAATTTAACTCAGTAGTTACATTAGCACCAATACCTAAACCTACAGAACTTGTGTGATACGCTAAGTTCTTTCCTGCTGTAATAGCAGAAGTAGACATGATGTTAAAACCTAGAAAGTTCTTCATGGTCATTCCACCTGCGTATGGTAAGTTCTGATCACCTACGTAATCTGATGATGCAAACTCTTCAATTAAGAAAAGATCAGCAAAACCTTTAGGATGCATAGCAATATAACGCTGTCCATCTTCTGGAATGTTTGCTGTACCAAATGTTTCAAATGCAGATAACAAGTCTGCTTTTTCAACAGCACTACTTGTATCATGTAATTGAGTTGAGTTAGCACCTGCATCCATCGCAGTGACAAGAATCTCGTCTGTCTTACGACCTAATGCAGCAGCAGCAGAAGTTGCAATAGCTTGACGCTCATCAATGTTTGTCTTGAGTTCGTCTAACTTGTCAATGTATTCTGCAGCATAGTAGTCTGCTAACGTTGCTTCTACTGTAGTATGTGTTAGTTCCATTGGAGTTACCATACCATTTCTTGATTTAGTTGAAGCTGTTCCAGTACCGATTTTTTGAAAGCGTACAACGCTTCCTGCAACATTGCTTACGTTACGAACAGTGTTCATTAACTTAGAACCCATTCTTTGATAAGCTAAATGTACCTCGGACTCGAACTGCTTAATAAAGGCTGTGTCTATTGTATTAGCCATTATATAGTCCTTTCCCTGCATATAGCAGATTGTTGTTAAGGTTGCTCTCGGTTATCTGCTCTTTGCTTCAACTGGTTATCCGTTAGGGCCATCAGCTTATTACAGGCCGTGTATCCTCAATGGATGGCATATAATAATTATTCTGACAACGCACAAATCTAACTACTTGAAAACCATTTTGCATTATTATATCAGGAAGTATGTCAAACCCAAGGTAGCCAAGCCATGAAAGAGTTTTGTAATGATCTACAGGACAAACATTTTCCAATAAATAATACTGACTTTGAAAGTACTCAACTATAGATGGAGAAAATTTCATGAATGTTTTTGGATACTTCTCTACTTCATAACTACAAAGCATCCATATCCTACCAACAAGATCATGTTGTTTAACTACACCAAACATCATAACAGGTTCGTCGTTTAACAAAGCAGTATAAGTTTCAGCCGTATCCTCTTGAAATGGTTGCATTAATGCACGCCAAGGATTCACACCTGCAACCACACACTCTCTTACATCTGTCGATCTTAAATTACTTTGTAGTCTTTCGGCATGACTCGGTCTTGACTTTACAATAAAGGCATCGCCATACTTACCTACCCCCGTGAAGTCTCTGCCAGTCACTGTTTACCTCCCTAACAAATGCTTCATCACGTCTACCCTGTTGCCAGTATCTTGGGTCTTTCATCTTAGCTTCAACATCAGCTTGACTTACTTGACCTGCAGGCACACCAGTAGGAGATACAGTGCTTCCTTTTGTTTGCTCGATTACATGCTCTAATGCTTTAATACCTGCAGCACTTGAACCTAATGTTGCTACTGCTTCTTGCATAGCAGGATCAGGAAAGAACTTGTTCATCCATAACTGAACAGCTTCAACTCTAGCTGTTGCGTTATCTCCTAGTTCTTTCGATACAGATTCAAGATCAACCTGTTGACCACCTACTGCATTAGCGTACTTTTCAATACCCTCTGCAAATTCATCTTGGCTTAATCCATTCTCCCATGAATAGTTAGACCACCAGTTAAGTAACTCATTGTCTACAGCCTCAGCTTCATCTATAGATTCTGGTAATACATACTCACCTACTGACGCAGGTCGTTCTGCAAAAGCTTCTGTTTCCATTTCTTCCATAAGCTTAGTGCGTAATTCTTCTTCACCTTTACCAAGCTTACCCTCTAGTTCACCATATGCCTTTGCCATATCGGCAGGGTCACTAAACTTTTCAGGCAACCATTCAGGTCTAGCAGGTGCAGCTTCAGTAGTTACAGCCTCTGTTGTTTCTGCTGTTGCTTCAGCAGGTGCTTCACTTTGTGTTTGTAGTAATGTTTCTTCCATGATTTATCCTCTCTGCATGTTGAACACGTTTGGCAATTAATGCCACTAAGTATCTTTGTCCCTCAAGATGCCTTAACTCTTCAGCAGATATATTTGCTCCAGTTATTGCTTCTATGGTTATGGACTTCAGATATTGTAAAGTAGCCAGACCACTGGGGGAATTAAAGGTACTGGCTAAATCTTGGGAAATCTTTTCGTCTTGTTCTTTTGAACGAGGGTATCCATCAACCCCCAAGTGCTTGGATGTTTGGGTTTGCATTCGGGTCTATTCCTGTTTGTTGTTGCATCTGTTGTGCCATCTGTACCATCTGCTGACGCTCACCTACATCACGAATCAAATGGTCTGGCACACCAAATTTCTTGGCTAGATAGATAGCAGTTTCCTCTGAGGAGACAAGGAGATTAACTACCTCTGGACCGAAACGGCCTGCAACCATTTCGAGAAACCTATCTAGGGAAACAATGTCTTGATTAGATTGTGCCTGTGCCAGTGGGGAAACACTTTTTATCTTTACTTCTCTACCATTAACAGTAGGTATTTCTATCCTACCTTGCTTTGATAAAAGATAAACCACACGTTGAAGAACAGGCTGAACCATCTCTGCTTGTAGTCTGCCAAATGCAGAACCAATCTTCCTAGATAAATCAGCCATACGTTCTGCTACCTCAGTAGCTGATGCAGGTGTTTTGTTCGGATCACCAAGCATGTCATTATACAATGCTCGTTTAATATTGTTACGCATATCATTAAGAACTAGATTAGCAACATCAAAGTTACCTGCTGCTCTTATTGGTTGTAGTCCTTGGGAGTTAGGTGCTTTAGGTATTACAGTTCCCGGCACTAAGTTAATTGTATCTACGTTGATAACACCATCATCATCCATCTGATAGATACCTGATATAGCCATCTGTGCATTCTCAAGAACTAATTCTATTGTAAGGTTAGCAGACTTAATAGCACTTAATGCATTAACGGCAGGGCCTCTGCCATATACTTCACCACTAGCTTTACTCCAACG